GTATTGTTTAAGATACTGCCACTATCTGCCCCAGCAGATCCAGAATAATAAGCCTCATAGCTGGATGATAAATGTATACCAACACCGTAATTATTAACTGTTCCGGCAACCCATCTTTCCACTAATTCGGATATGTCAATTTCTATATCTTCTGTACCCTTTTCAAATGTCTGCGTATACATAATTGCTGCTGTATCGGTGAGATAGTCACCACCAACGCGCGTCCAAGCAGCCGAATCAGAAGCTGACATCCAGTTGGCGCCGGGATTACCCTTTGTTAAGTCGGCATATCCTTCTAAATCTAAACCAACGCCTTCTTGCCATGATTGCGAGATAGGCAGAACATTTAATTTATAATCAAGCGGTACAGTCTTAGAGTGCTCAGCGTTGAATAGCCTTAAATAAAACTTAACACTTCCACTGGCCGGTATCGTTCCAGCAGTGCGATCCGCAGAGATTCCCGATACGGGAAACTGTATTAGTATTCTCGATAATTCTTGAGACGCCTGATATGTTGAACTAGTTGCCTGCTGTCGGCCATATATAGAGTATGTCTCCAAAACATCAGCCACACCGGCATTCGAACCGGTACCTCTGGTAACCAAGTTAGGCTGATAAGCGTTAACAATAGTGGTATCTGCTGATGCTGTATATCTTCTAATCATTATCTTACCTTGCCTCTGACATCTACATCTGGATATTTTAATTCAAATATTGCGTTCTTTGGGCATATCAAGTAAGTTCCGTCAGGTGAGACATTCGAATTTATATCAAAACTAATATTTGAATATTGTGAGCCAGTTTTGTTATTAATCTTAACTTTAATAACATCTAAAATGTACTCTGATTTCTTTAATTCAGAATATATGTCACTCATGTAAATGTGCTCCCCTATGAAGAACCCTTCAGAATACATGTTTTTGATGATTTTCAATGCATCGTCCAGTGCTTCGCTTTTCGATGCGCCAGCGACCGGTTTAATTACAAAATCTATGCCAATATTCAAAATATATGCATCTAAAATGTCAATAGTATCATTAATCATCCTATAATGGTTCAGCCAAGTTTTTAAGTTGTTTTTTATGGTACTATTTGTTTGTGTCAACTTGGTGTTAGAATCTTCTGATATCACGTACATGTTAAGATTTCTTTTAATGGAATCAGGATCTTTTTGGACGCTGACTCTCTTAATTGAACCATACTTTGAGGGCATACGATATACTATACTTTCATAATCAGCTTGTGTAACGGCCCTGTTCTGTGTTGGAAATGTATCGTAAATCCTTCTCTTTATTTCAGTAATTGAAGGGTTTGACACATCACCTGTTATTGGCGTCTCGTTGGACACCTCTAGCGAAGTAGTAATCGTAGATATAACCGAGGGACTCAGGATCGTTTCGTCCTTGAATTGTAATCTTGGGACGCTAACCTTGTTAAGTCTATTTGTGGCCACATTTGAATTTACCGGGTTTGTAGAGCGATACAAAATTGTTAACGTAGTGTTTGCCGGCACAATACCGAAATTTGAATTTTCACTTATTTTTGTTGGGTCAAACGAAACATCAGTTGTGTAGCTTTTGCCAAAAACATTCATCGCGACTGACTGCGGATTAGCTATAACGTTTGAGTCGCCAGCTTTTCCGCTACCAAACTGTAGACTCGCGCCGGTGCTTGTCTGTTCAACTACGAATTTTCTAGATACCAAAAATGGCTTTAATATTGATGGCACATTGTCATTTTTATAATTTGAATTGGAGATCTCCTTAAAGACCATATCCTGAGACAAATATTCCACTTCAAAGTACTCATTACCTTCCGAGTCAAATACAGAAATAATCTCCGATAAGTTTGTGATCGAAAGTGTTATTTTTTTAAATCTTTCAAAGGCCCCAACAGTTACCTCTGTTTGGCCAAATCTTCCAGAAACCACATTTCCATAAGCTTTTATGGCATAATGCGTAGGGGCGCCTGTGGTGCTGTTGGTTCTTGCTACAACAATTTCGTTGCTGGGGTCGCTGAAATCTACGTTTTCTGTCAGTATAAATGACAAGCCCGTATCACTTGTGAACGATGTTCCTCTAAGTGCCATTGGGATATAATCACGGTTGGGGCCCATACCCGATGAAGCTGCCGGCACAAGGACGTACAAGGCCACTACACCCGTTGTAGAGGGCCTGCCGGGGTCCTTGTACCCAAGTGTTCGACCGTGCCTTACAACGTTTCCATACTGATATGCAGTGTCCAAAAACGACTCATTAATGTTGAAGTCGATATAGAGCGCCATCTGATCGGCAACATACGCTGTTGCGTCCAGCATCATCGCACCAAACGATGCTTCGCTAAAGTCTTGGAACGTATCTGGATAAAATCTTTCGGCTAATTCAAGTAGATCGTCCCTAATGGATGAAAAGTCTCTGCTTGTGTAATTTATGGGTAAACTGTTTTTCTGGTCTTTAGACATGCTTTAATCTCAAAAACTAAATAGTAAATTCTATTAAATCTTTTATGCCAATATCTGGTATCGTGTATTTAATTGATACGGCAAATGAATTTGTATCTGGGCTGATCAGAAATATGTCAACCGAGGTTATTGTTACTAACGGGATGTATCTGGCTGCTTGTCTCTGTATCTTCAGTTTTATTTCTGGATAAATATCCTCTGAAAAGTTACTGAACAAGTAAGTCTTTAAACCAACGCCAAAGTCGGGCTCCATGACTCTTTCGCCAGGGATTGTTAAAACCAACATCTTCAGATTCTGCTTAACTACTTGACGAAGATTCTTGAGCATAACGAATCCATCGCCGCTATCTTTTTGTATTGGTAATGATACTCCAATCGATGACACTACAAATTCCTCTTAATAAATATTACCCTATCAGTTTTTTTCACATAATTTGCCCTTAGAATCGAACGGATTAGTTCTGAGTCTTGAGCGCTTCCACCATGGTAGTAATCCGCCGGCTGGCGGCAACTTCATTGCACCCTTTAGATCATTGATAACAGTTTTAGACGCATCTGCGGCACTATCATCATCTCCAGGCTTAAAATCACGAAGATTATAGAATCTCTTAAAAGACCTCTTTAATCTACTTTTAGTATTACGCAAGAGCACCTGATCCCATTCATCCCAAGTTCTTATAAATGGAGTTATATCTGGCCTATCGTCAACGTGTTCCCAGCCTGGAGTAGCCTCATAGGCTATAACTTCTCCCGTATCGTCGTCCACTGTTATTCTCATGCCGGGTTTTGCAGCAGCATCATCATTTGCCTCAAATATACCCACTTCCTCCACGGTAACCTGTCCAATTGAGGGTAAGAATCCCATGTCGTTATAGATTGCAATTGTTGCGGTAATTTTTGGAAGAGGGAAAATGTAATTGGCCAATAATTTAAATTTTTCATCATCTTTTAGGTTTCTAATCAAACAATACAGCAACTTGGAATTCCCATCTAGTGTCTGCATCTGTGGAATTTTTAGGTCAAGGGCGTCGATTTCAACTGTTGTTATTTCTTTTGCAACTCCGTCGAGCATCATTGATAACTTAAGGCCGTGTCGAACGCCGAGGTTACCCTTTATACCCACAACGCGAGTGGGAGAAGAGCCTTCAGGGAATCCTGAGCCAATAACTGGAGCAGAATCTGGATCGGTGTATTCGTACCTATTGATTGTCTTAACTGGCTGAGCTTCTCCATACAAGGTTTTTGTAACCTCTGGAGCATATACCAGTTCTAGATCGCCAGGGTATACATCTGAAATATTTAAGTCTGCAGAGTTCTGCTTAATAATATCAATTGCTTCGTTTGGCGCGTACTTTGTGCCGTCAATACTAATGTATTTTTCTAACATAAACGCCTTGGTACCGGGCGAAACACTGCCCAAGGCCCCAACATCACCGATAGGAACTATGATCTTATCAGCATAGACTGTAAGTTCGGCATGGGGTTGGCTAGAGTGCTCTTCACCTTCCATATATGTTATATTACCGTCTTCATCTTGGTGAACATGGTAGTACCCAACGTAATCTTCCCCATCGGGGGTACTCAATATCCCGCCCGATGTATAATATGGGCCGTCGGCTTCTTCATTTTCTGCATATGGGACCGTAGGTAGCCCAGTAGTTGTCTCTACTATCTCCTTGTCCAAATCAAGTGTTTCTCCACCAGCACAAAGCTGGCTCATGAAATAATACTCCATATCGTGGTATGTTGGTTGCATATCTACAACTTCTAAGTTTTTCATAAACTTTTCGCCCATGTGGTTAAGTTCCTGAATAACCATTTCTTTCAGAACTAATTTTGCATCTTCTTCTGAAGCGCGTACAGCATCGAGATTCTTTTCGTATCTCCAACTTTTTAAGCTCTGAAGTTGACCAGCGGCGCCGGTTTCTCTTGCATCTTTAAGATCTTGCTTATATGGATATTTATACCTCTCTTGCGCGTCATTTATTCTAAATAATGCATGCAAAACTGACTCTGGCGGGTCTGTGATTGTGCCGTCATCGACTAATCTAGCGTATGTCTGTACAGACTGCTCTAGAAATGCATACCAGAATTCTTCATCTTTGAACGTGTTAAACGCTTCCCAGCCGGCTGCCTGAGCATCTTTCATAGATTCTTCCATATTCTCAACCACATACGCCGCGTATAGTGAACTATATGTTTGTGTAAATTTGGGCGCGAAAGTCGTAAATGTGGCCATTGACTTAATGAAATGAGTGCTTGAATAAATCCTGCATGCTGCTTTCAATATGCCCTGAATACCGGCCTTGGAGTACCTTTCTAGCACTCTATTATATGGCATTTCAACAATACAATCTGGATCGGACTTAAGTCTTTGATCTTCTGGCATATTTTCGTATGCTTTTGATATTTCTTTGCTTAAGTCCTGAAAATCAACAATATCTGTCCTTGATGGCTTACAGGGGCTTAATTCTGGGAACATTACATCTACAAATCCAAGCCATGCCTTGTTTTCTAGTGGCTTTATGTACACAGGAGGGTTTATATAATTTCCACCATATGTCCCTGGGTCAAGGTAGAAGACTCTATTTTTTCTACTACTTCCTT